TATTATCCGTATTATCGCCCTCACCAAGCGCCTGAGCAAGCATATAATGCAAAACTTCTTTTTGTTTATCACTCATTGAGTCATAAATGTCTTGAATCGTCTCTCCATCACCAGAATTATCACCAGAAGTATCAGTAGAACTGGACGCCGCATCAGCATGTTCAATTTCGATACCTGTATAAATAATTGCTTCATCTTCGACAACAACATCTTCATCTGAGTGACGAATAGTAACGTTTTCAATTAGTGCACCCGGATTAGCACCAGATAGAACAAGACTTACTTCTCTAATTGCTCCATGAAGGACTTTTCCAGACCTCTCAACAAGCTCATTAGCCCAAATAGAGAGCATGGTAATGTCACCATGGTCAAGAAGACTCTTTGTATGAACAGCTTTGACAGATTTATTGAAAAATCCATAGGTATAAACACCATCATCTCGATTTTCGAGAACGGCATGACCAAGAACATTCTCCGGGTCCGAATGACCATGTTGCCAAACGAGAGGAACGCGCATTTTATCCTGATGTTTGAAAGCACCAGGCATAATGGTCCTGCCGTCAGAACATTGGAGTCCAGCCTTAGTAGCATAACCACTGAAATCAGCTTCCATTTTGACTGATCCTTTCCAAAGGGTTTGGCCCTGAAGTTGGAGTTGGCTGAGTTGGCTGAGTTTGTTGCGGCATATTGCTGTTAACTAATTTATCTGCCTTTGGATCACCAGAAGGTTTGATACCAAGGAAAGTTCTAATTTCATTTGCAGAAAGAATTTCGTTTCTAGTAAACTTATCAGCAATTTCAGCAACTTGAGTTACTGGAACCAACTTAAATGGGTCTCTAAAGTATTGAATTCGTTGATCACCTCTAGACCCACTAGGGCCAAGAAACGCTCTTTGCATAGATTCTATGATGGCGTCAACTATGGGCTCAATTGTACGATTAAAGTAGTTCAACATGGTCTCTTCGTTAGCAGTACCGTTCATTACTTCTTCGGTAAGACCTAGTTGATTGTAAAGCATGTTTTGAAGATACTCGACTTGCTTGAGAAGATTGTTCTCTGCTGGTCGGTTAAGCTGAGTAATCTTCTCAGTACCATCGGTATAGGCGATTCCGTATTGGCTTCCTTTAAGTTGGAATTCAATATCTTCCCGCCGCTTCTCGGCTTGTTGCCTTCTAGCCTCAGATTTTATAACATAAGGAAGTTGAATGATCAAATCTAGTTTCCCAGAACCAGATTGTTCATCGATGGAATCAAGAAGAGTAAGTTTTCTAATCAATCTTTGAAGAGTTGAGTTTGGCTCATTCATAACCGAGTACAACGGATTTTCAATAATAGCTACAAAGCGTTTTTCCAAAGTAATATCTTCGCGTCTTCCTTGATTCTCATTATAAACGCTCAAACGAATATGCTTTGGATACCAACCAACAACTTCGCCAACTCTCAAGCTATAAATGTCAAATAGAACGCTATTTTTAGGATCTCTAGTAGTATCTACTGGAACTATTGCTGCAACACCTTTATCAAAAAGTGTCATAGCAACGTCCTGTCTAAATGATCTTGGAGATTGATCAATATTTGATTCCCATATAAGGCATTCATTTAAAGCACTAGGTATATCTTCCAAATATCGGCCATCTTTGTCAATTTTAACATGTTTTATAACTAAACCAGCTACGTCAATGCTAATTCTTGTGTATATAGAAGAAACAATTGAACGTTCGTTATAAATTGTAAGTCTTGATCTAGATGGAGATCCAGGGCCATAATATGGACTGGTAGAATAATATTCGTAATCATCAATTTCTTGATTATTACTACGGAAGGCGTTCCAACCTTTTTTGATTCGATCAATAATTGGCAAGATTCACCTCCTCGTGATAATCTTAGACGTCATTCGAAAGCCTCCTTATTCGCCTTGTAGGCCACATAAGCGTCCATCATGGCGGAGACATTATCAATCTTCTCTTCTGCCCGCTTCTTTAAAAGTTTTCTATTTCCATTTGTATCTTCTAGAGTAACTGCATTACCCATAGCAAACGACATGAGTTCTTGATCAAAAATTAATTTTCTTTCTTCAGCCAAAATCTTTAATTCACCCAAAGGAACCGATTCTGTCCTTGCTCCTTGGATAACTTTCTCAATTCCGAACGCTCCGTTTTCTAATTCCCATCTAGTTACGAATTCTTTCGCATTGTATGGGTCAAACCCAAAACATCGAACATCGTATTCGTTTGCACGAAGAAATTGATCAAGATCTTCATATACTTCCATCATATCAAGAACAGTTCCGTTAAGAACTTGCAAACTTCCTTCATTAATAAACTCACTATACTTCTGACGCATAGCTGCAGGAAGTTTCATTAGTGTTAATTCTGTAATGTAGCTTCTTGTTTTAACACCAAATGAATAATTTTGAAACGGAAACAATAAAGTAAAAGCACAGAAGTCATCGCCTTGTGAAAGATCGGCGCCAAGAGCACAAGGCAAACCCCAAAATTCTCTAGGTCTATGAGGAAGTGTCTCATCATAGGTAAAGAAATACGTGTAACCTTCCATAGGTATTCCAAACCGCTTTGCTAGAATATCATTCCTAGAAGCTGGGGCCTTTTCGGCTCTCTCAACGTCTAAATGATACACATCATAGGTAACAGTTTTTCCAAGATTAGGATTCGCCTTAAGCCACGTCGCCGGATCAGCAATTTCTTCTACTTCATCAAGTTTATAATGCCAGATAGAAATGTGAGGTGCTTGATACTCGCCTCTAAGTATGCTAGAAAGTTCCATTTTGATAGTGTCACCAGAACCATTTCGAACCGTTCCTTCAGAACTAATTGCAACAATCAAATAGTCGTCCATCTTTGAAGCACCTTGTTCAATTGCTCCAACAACATCTTCTCTGATGTCTCCAGACAACCATTCATCTATTGTTGAAACTTTAGGACGAAGTCCTTGGAGTTTATTAATAGTCATTGGACGAACTTCTAGCAATGAACCAGTTAGGAAATTCTCTATTCCCTTTTTAGTTGAAGCAAGTTTTACTCTTTGAGCTCTTGACCCAGTTGTGTTTTGCAAAGAGCCTTCTGTTAGGAACTTAAACAAAGGGCCTCTTGCTCTTGTAATAGCAGTGCGGAAAGGAGTCATGACCTCCTCGGCCTGCTTCATGGTTGGGGCAGTGGTGATTTGGTGAGTTGTGGCAGTGTCGACGTTGAGGAAGTAGGCTTGGATGCATTCGGCATACATCGACTTGGCGGATCCTCTTGCCACGATCAGGTATTGCTTAGTAGTAAGTCGTTTCTTTATAGACTTAGTTACGTAGTGCCCACCACGTCCACCTGGATCTGGCTGATAGACACTTCGTTCTACGAAAAAATACCAACCAAAAATTTGTTCAGCCCAAAGTTTAAATGTATCAAGTAAAAACAAATCACTTCCATCAGTAAGTGTAAGTTCAAACTCGCAATACTTTATAAATCCATGAACAGCCATATCATCGTAATAAATATTTGGATTTGCAATAAGCTCATCGATACGATTCATCTCCATGGAAACTTCTCTATTTACAGGAATTTCTCCATGAATAACTGAATCACGAAATTCGCCATAATACTTAGGAGTTGCAGTATTAGACAGTGTCACAACTCCCACCTCCTACGACTAATTTAACGCTTAATGATTTGCCCAGCTACTTTTTGCCCAAATTTTTTAGCTAAACCTGATTTTATTCCATACAATGCTGCTCCAGTAATAGCTGTTGCTGCAACAGTTGAACCAACTTGAGTAAGAATTTGAGTAGCTACTCTTTCGCCATGTGAAACATCACGAGAATTAAGCTGATTATATCTTTTTTCAATTTCCATACGTCTAATGCGTTGTTCAAGGTCATGAGTACTTAAACTTTTTGGATGCTTAGCATAAGTAGTTCTATTAGTTCCTCGTCTACTTCTTTGATCACTTTTTCCTCGTTGAGTTCTAACCCCCCAATGCATTCCCTTTTTACCATAATGATCAATAAACTTTTGGACTGAAGAATGCCTAGCTAAAGATGGTGGAGGTTGCAAACTCAATTTTGAATAAAGTCCTCGCAACTTACTAGCTGCAGACGCTTGTTGCTGAGGAGAAGCATGAACGCCACCCCTTGCACCAGCTAATGCAGCAGCCGCAGCTTGTACTCCATTTTTATTAAGCGCACCATTGGGCGTTTTTACTGGAAGCTTACATTGCGCTTTAGTAGTTGGAGCTCCAGTATGCAAATGAATAAGACAAGCATTGTGCCATTGCTCTATGGTATAATCAGAAGCTGTATAGTTGCTCCAAGGTACAGTACTGACATGCTCAATAAACTCTTTCACGCTTTGATTCATGAAGCCAACTCCTTTGAATATGGAGTTACAGTAGGTGGTACTGCTGGATCATTAGGATCAAGCTCCCACTCTCTAAAGATATTGAGTCTCCATTCGTATTCTTTAACCTGATTATTAACTGCTTCAATGAGATAAGAAGTTGAAGGAGGATCAAATATACTTCTAGTTTTCAAATATACGTATGTTCTTACCAAACGAAGTTGATTTTCAGGAACTACAAAATCACTCCATACAGCCGTTTCGTCTTCAATAAAAAATCCATTGACTGGACCAACACCCAATTGATTAAGAATGGAGAAAGCTGCATTAATATGAGTAATAACGTCCAAATCAAATATAAGATAGTTTTCATCAAGACCGAGAATCTTTTTGGTACTTTTTAGAATACTTTCTTCCATGTTACTCCTTTTTATGCTGCCAAAGCCTTGTATCACCAGGAATACGATCTAAAACTACTTTAGGATAACCTTTTTTACTACCAAAATGTATTTCATTATGAGTATATTGAGTAGTTGTAATCAAAAATTCAGGATCAAATAACCACTCTTCTCCATGAATTATATCATCTACAACTACTGGATTAATATGATGAATGAGAATTGCTTCGTGTATTTCATACCCAAATATACCTAAATCACAGCCATTATCCCTGATAATAACGTTTTGACGAGCCTGTTTCCACTCATATGAAGTATAAAATTTCTGGTTAAGATATCGATCAAACCCAAATGTTGATCGCCCAACTGACCCATGTAATTTTAAATATTCTAATCGTTCTTGAAAGGTATCAAACCTTAGAAGCTCAGAATATCGCTTAATATCTGTCATCATCATATGAATCATCATATTGTTCGCTGTATGAATCTACTTCTCGGCCAGCATAAGAACGCATAGCATCTAATGCGGCAGCGTATAGTTCCTCGACCTTCTTAGCCGAAGCCAAAGTATCTACTCTAGCGCCAAGAAGCTCATTTTCTCGATAAAGACGTTCTTGTTCTAGTCTTTCTCTTGTCGATCCAAGCTTCAAATAGTGAGTAATTACTTGAGCTGAAGCAGTTCCTTCTCCAAGTTGCTTTTCAGCCAAATCAATTGCAAGAGAGACCAGTTGATTTTCACGATTTTCATCAGTTGTAGCTGGTCGGCGACCTTGTCGACGTCTACCAGGCATATATTCTCCTCTCATAATAAGCTGAAAAGAATACCAAGAAGAAAGGCTAATAAGATAACACTCGCCGTAATAAGTAAATACAAAAGAAGAATGGATTTTCTATGAGCGTTCAGTGTTCTTCTTCGCCATTGGATGGTAGAGCATTGATGATGATAGCTACTCCGCCAACTACCCCCAACACAGCAAGAAGATCGGAAGAAGTATCTCGGTTCAATACGAGAACAACGACGCCTATGGTAAGGGCAAGTACGCCGAGAATAAGCTCTACCCATATTCGCTTTATTCGCCAAGGCATTATGTGACAGAGGCGGTCCAAGAGGTTGACCAAGTTTGTGGCCCAACTAGACCATCAACACTCAGACCCTTCTCCGCCTGGAACTGACGAGCTACGCCAGATGATTGAGGACCATACACACCATCCACCCCTATGTTCCACCCCCTATTCGCCATCTGCTGTTGCCACGTGCGAACGTTTTGTGTATCCACTCCACCGTAAGCTCCGGAATGACAATGTGGGTCGGCTGATGGTTCCCCAAGATAATCTGAGGCTGGGTAGGGAAAGGGAGGTGCAGCTCCTCCTGGTTTTGGTGGACTTGGAGTTGGTTGTGGAGGAGTTGGAGAAGGAGTTACTCCGCCGGCCATTTGGATAACGCGATCCATTGGGAAGCCGTTGCCGCAATCTACGTGTCCTCCACCACCAGACCCCAAATCAATGTGTTGACAGATTCCTCTTCCATTACCTTGTGCTTCACCAGGACTCAATCTTTTAAGTGGAACTCCAAACGCTGCACATTCCTCAGCAATCCATTTTGCGCAATTGTCGAGCATGTTTGGATGCTGATCCCACTCTGCTGTTGACCAAGCAGCGAACGCACACAACTCCATTTGAACCGCAACAGGATTGTAGTTTGCAGCAGTCCAAGCCTTGTTAAGACGTTCTACATAAATACCAACTGTATTAGATTTATCGTCAGCACCAGCATGACTAGAAACTTCATTTGCTGAATTAGCGAAAAAGTTGCCAAGTGATTCAATTGTTCTTGCACCTTCAGCAGTGTGAATAACTACCAATCTAACGCCAGATCCTCCACGACTTGAATAACAAGGCGAAGGCATAGGCACTCGAGTAAGAGTCACTAGCGTTCCCCCTCATATCCAATTTCTTCATCAGTTACTTTTTCTTTTATCCAATCCTTGAATGGGCCATCTATAAGATCTGGAGTTGTATCAGGATGAACTGGTTCTTCTTTTGGTTCTTTACGAGCCTTTGGCCATTTGATATCTCTATCAAATACTTCTCGTGGAATGTCCAATTGTTCATCGGGCTGGTCAGAGCTGGTCATATTACTGTCTCCTCTCGATAGACGTATATCATGGTCAGAAGCCACCTACGTCATCAGCTGACATGAAGCCCGAGTTGCCCAGGATCTTGGTGTTACTCCCACCTACCGCCTGGATAGTGACCTGTATCCCACTCGGGTAGTCGCCAGGGCAGTCCCAGGTGCTGGCTCCGAACCCACTTATGGCTTCACCAACAACCCTGTTCGCTTCCACGATCATGAAGTACGGTGCCTCCGCGTTGCTAGGCAAGTTCAGACGCAGCGAATTCGCTCCCCCGCCGCCGCTCTGCGCTCGTAGCATTACACTGATTCGGTAACGGCGGTTAGCCTGGAAATGGCCGGGAATCGACCCGTTCCAAATGGGGTTGCTGCCAACTATGTCACTGGCTGGCCCCTTCACCCGGCCGACAAAGCCGAGCGGCATCGACCAGGGAATTGTAGCTGGAGGACCTGTTTCTCCTTGAGGTCCAGTGGCACCTACTGGTCCTTGAGGCCCAGTGGCACCTACTGGTCCTTGAGGTCCTGGAACAGTTGAATCAGCACCTGGAGGACCAGTAGCTCCTGTTGCTCCTGTTTCTCCTTGAGGTCCTTGAGCACCAGTTGAACCAGTAGGACCTTGAGGCCCTGGCACAATAGAATCGGCGCCAGGAGGTCCTATTGGACCAGTTAATCCTGTAGGTCCTGTATCGCCCGTATCGCCTTTAAGCCCCTGTGGACCTTGAGGTCCTGGAACAGTTGAATCAGCACCTGAAGGACCTTGAGGTCCTGTTGCTCCAGTAGCACCTACTGGTCCTTGAGCACCTTCTGAGCCTTGAATTCCTTGAGGACCCTCTGGGCCAGGCACAGTTGAATCAGCACCTGGAGGACCTTGAGGCCCTGTGTTACCAGTTGCTCCAGTGGCACCTACTGGCCCTTGAGTACCTACTGGTCCTTGAGCACCTTCTGGACCTTGTGGGCCAGGTACAGTTGAATCAGCACCTGGAGGACCTTGAGGTCCTGGCACAGTTGAATCAGCACCTGGAGGACCAGTAGCTCCTGTAGGTCCTTGTGGGCCAGGTACAGTTGAATCAGCACCTGGAGGACCAGTAGCTCCTGTAGGTCCTACAGGACCTTGCGGACCAGGCACAGTTGAATCAGCACCTGGAGGACCTTGTGGGCCAGTATCACCAGTTAAACCTGGAGGACCTGGAATAATCGACTCCGGTCCTATAGGTCCTTCTGGTCCTGGTGGCCCTGTTTCTCCTTGTGGACCTTGAGGACCTGTAGGTCCTTCTGGTCCTGGTGGTCCTCCTGGCTCTCCAGGTGGTCCTTGAGGTCCTGTTGGCCCAGGAGCTCCCGCTGGCCCTGGTGTACCAGCTGGTCCTGTCGCGCCTGGTGGTCCTTGAGGGCCTGTATCAACAATTGCTATAGTCCCAGCAGCTTGGTCAACTTTAATAGTCTGTGTTCTGTTGAGTACAGCGATATCACTACTCATGGTGTTACCCAACCAACATCATAATCATTATCAGAAAGTTTAGCTAATACTTGACCGGTTGTTCCTCCTGGAGGAATTGTTGGAGGACCTGGAGGACCTGGAGGACCGGCATTAGTTATAGCTACAGCACCACCAGCTGGCTCAACTATGATGTGGTCTGTTTTAGATAGGACAATAGTCTGGCTACTCATTCAGTCACCGATCCTCTAAAGCTAACTTCAAGTGCTTGATCGAAAACAGCGTAAGGTTCGTTACCACTTAAACGTTTAAGATCCATGTATCCACTGTTAGCTTTGATCTGACTAGTCTCAAGATCATCCAATCTCAAAACAAGTTCGCCATCTGTACCATCTGTCTTGAATGAAACTTGCCAACTTGCAAGGAGTGGCGAGGCAATGTCTGGCTCAGAACGAATTTCGCTGGTAATAGTATCAGCAGAAACGTCAAATCCAAGACTTACAGTTAGAATATTCGTTCTATTCTTATGAACAATGACCTTGCTGCTCATACTTTCTCCTATTCCCGCTTACTCACTCCGGAAACATCCCTCCGGATATACCCCCGGGGAATTTTTTGAGGGTCCGG